GATAATATTCAGGTAGCACCTTATATTTGGGGTGATGATATAGTAAAAAAATATAAATCAATTGAATACAAACCAGGAAACAAATTATTAGTAGCGATTTGTGAAGCAAATATTTCAAATAGAAAAAATTGCATGATACCATTATGCATATGTGAAAAAAGTAGGGAATTTATAGAATTAACCCGGTGTTATGGAACACAAACTATACGAGATAACCGTTTCTTTTTAAATTTTGTAAGTAATTTAAATATACATAAAAGTTCACAATTATTCTGTAATAATAGAGAACCAATCGTAGATATATTACAGAAATGTAATTGTGTAATTTCAACAAACCAGGAATGGGATTTAAATTATGTTTTTTTAGAATGTTTTTATCATGGAATTCCCCTGATACACAATTCAAAAATGTTAAAGAATTATGGGTATTATTACCCAGATTTAGATATAAATAAAGCAGCAGAACAGGTTGAATTGGTATTTAACACCCATAATACAAAATTGTACATAGAAAAGCACAAAGAATTATTGTATAAATATTCAATAAATAATACTTATTATCACGAATGGGTAAAAGATCGATTACCTCAATGCCCAAAAGAAAAGTTTGATATAAAATCATACTCCCCAGTCGATGTAATTTTTCATAATAATATAACAATAATATTAACATCAACTGTATATGTTGATTGTAGTAAAGAATGGATATATCAAACTAATTCAAATGATCGACTATCATTATATTTATCAAAGACTAAACAATGGTTAGAAAACACAAATTTAAAAATAGTTTTAGTAGAGAACAGTGGGTATACATATCCTGAATTAAAGGAATATTTAATAAAATATAAAGAACGGTTTGAAATAATTACGTATAAAGAATGTGATTTACCAAATTATAATATAATTAAATCTACGAAAAATAAAGGTGTAAGTGAACTGTTTTCTATAAATTATGCATATGATCATTCACACATGGTACGTGATTCGTCATGTATAATAAAAATAACGGGTCGTTATTATATAGATGAATTGGAAAAATATTTAAATAAAGTTAATTTACGTGACATAGATTGTATTAAACAGAAATCATTAGTAACCAATACAGGAAGGGAGTTACATAGATGTGAATTGATTGGTTGTAGAAATCCCCTTTTTAAAACAATTTTTTCAGTTAATGGTAATATAGATATGCATATAGAAGATACTTATTACGAGAGAATCAATGCATATACAAATAATTTAACTTGTAAAAATTTTATTATAGAACCAACTCAAATGGGAGGGATAGGTTATGTTACAAAGTTTTTGTAACAAAATAAATTTTCTATATACATTAGGAAATTTATTATATTGTAGTAAACTTATTATACAGGGAGTTCAGTGATATTAATATCATAATGAGTTTCAACTCGTTTCATAAGATGTACATCTTGTTCTGTAATAAAGTTAATAGCAAGACCTTTACGACCCCATCTACCACTACGTCCAATACGATGTAAATAATTATGGACACAATTGGGTACATCAAAGTTAATGACAGTACCAACCTGTTGTATATCGATACCACGTGCAGTAACATCAGATGAAATTAATACTCTATATTTACCATCTCTAAACGCATTAAAAGATTCGGCTCGTTGCTTTTTATCCATTCCACTATGTATACAGCAAACCGGATATTCTTCACGTATCATAGCATCATACAAATCAGCAACACGTTTAACATTATTAGTATATATAATAGATTGCGAAATCGTAAGTGTATCAAATAATTGTTTTAGTACATCAAATTTTTGTTCGTCTCCGTTAACTGCTATAAAATGTTGTTGAATACCTTCTAAAGAAAGATTTTCACGTTTCATTGTAATATTTACAGGTGATTTCATAAACTTATCTGTTAATTGAAGTACATCACGTGGTAATGTAGCACTAAAAATAGCAACCTGTATATTCTCGTTAAAATATTGAAATATTGTATGAATTTGTTCTTTAAATCCCTGTGATAACATTTCATCTGCCTCGTCTAATATAAATAGTTTAATTGTATTCATATTCAAATGTCTACGTTTAATCATATCAAAAATACGGCCAGAACAACCTACTACTATATGTGGTTTATTATTGGTCAAATTATCAATATCTGTTTGAACAGATGTCCCACCAACCAAAAGTTGAGTTCTTAAATTTGTAAAAAATTCAGATAGCATATTTAATACTTTGAATATTTGCGATGCTAATTCACGGGTTGGTGCAATAATTATGGTTTGAGTTTCTTTTAATTCTGTATCAACACACTGAAGTGCACTAATAGTAAATGCACCAGTTTTACCTGTTCCAGATTGAGCTTGTGCAATAACATCATTACCATTTATAATTGGTAATATAGCTTTTTTTTGAATTTCACTAGGTTTTTCAAAACCACAACTATAAATACCCCGCAATAATGTTTCATTTAAATTTAAATCATCCCAATTATTAATTTGGGATTCAACCGGATTGTCAGTATCATTATTTGACATTGATATATTATTTTAGTATGAATTGTTTAAGCGATTTATAAATATATTAACTTTCTAAACTACATAAAAATATTAATATTAATATATTAGCTACAAAACTAATGTATAGTTTAGAATTTTTTAGTAGTATTGTAACAGATAATATATATGTTTTACCAGATACAGTTAAATCTTCATTATCCAAATTACATACAGCGCTTGGTGTAGATAGGACAAAAGTAGCAACATATACTCAATCATATTCACATAGTCCGCGCAAATCAAGAAATGATAATGGGGATCAATGGAAGAAAAAGGAACAGTTTAAAACAACGGTTATTGTAAAGGCTGAAGGTACTACAAAATTATTAAGTGATATTAAGAATGGATTAAATAAACTTTCGGAAACGAAATATGATATACATGCGAATGTTATATTTAATATTATAGATGAGTTACTACTACCAGAAAATAATCCAGATGGTACTATGGAACAAACGATATTTAATTTAATAGAATCAACAGCTTGTATGAATCATTATTGGTCAGCTTTATATGCAAAAATATGTAAAACCATCCTAGACAAACATCCCAAATTTGTAGAAATTAAAAATAATTGGTGTACAGGATTTAATGAAAATGAATTTAGAATTGATACCGTTGATCCTAGTGAAGATTATAATAAATTTTGTGAGATTAATAAAGAGAATGATAAACGAAGGTATCGATTACTATTTATTATAAATTTATACAATGAAAAATATATAACTCAGGAGGAACTATTAAATATTATATTAGTGATTGAAAACCGATTACAATTAAATTTAAAAAATAAAGAATATGCTGCAGTCAATGAAGAATTAACAGAATTGATGTATATGTTTATTTCTAATATGGTAAATGATATAAAATCTAATTCTATTTTTTCAAATATTCGCGATTGGATAAATGTGTATAGCACTAGTAAGCCAAAAGATAATCCAGGGTTTACTAATAGATCTATGTTTAAATTTATGGATATGCGTGATTTGTTTAAGTAATTTAGAACGAGGTCGGTAATTTATATGAATATATTATTTTTGTTAACAACGAGATAAAAATAATATGACATTAGTGTATATGAAATCATTAATAGATAGCGATAATATTAATTATAAACAATCATATGGTATAGATCCTGATGATATTAATTATAATACAGATATATATGATATTATACATGAAAATGTTGAATTAGAAATTGCTATTGGTAATATAAAAAATACATATGAACAATATGGTGTATTGTATGGTTCAGTATATATGATTATAAACGATATTCCAATATCACGTATTGGTGTATTTGAAATAGATAAAACTAAAATACTTACAGATAATACTTCAAATATGTTAGATAATATCGACATTGAAAATGGAAATATACTAATATTTGCGTCAGTTAATTATATTAATAAAAAAAACAAAAAAAAATTAAAAGAACCAATTGTTGTATCGAAAGAAGATAGTATATCAAATCCCAAATTAGATATTATAGAATTACCAGATGATGTATTAGTGCAGCATATAGATAAGTCATTGTTAACATCTGTAACAACAGACGCATTGGATACATTAAAAGGTGGAATCTTTATAGATAATTCAAATACAGTATCACAATCTATGTTGCTCGAAGAAACTGAAAATGATAGTATGGAACTATCAAATGAATATAAATCTTCTTCAAGAAATACATGGATAGAACAATTTACAAAAAATCATAAATATACAATACTCGAAAATGAAGGAGGAGGAGATTGTTTATTTGCTGTTATACGTGATGCATTTAGAAGTATTGGTAAAGAAACAACTGTTAATAAATTGCGAGCATTATTAGCAAAAGAAGTTACCCGTAAAATATTTGATGAATATACTACATTATATAATCAATTTTCAGCAGAATATCATAGTATTGATACCGAAATGACCGCGATATTAAAAACTATAAAAGAGTTGAAACGCCGATTGGGTAAAACAATAGATAAAATAGAACATACAAAAATTGTTACTGATGCTAATGAACTTACTGCAAGATATAAAAAATTAAGTGAAACAAAAATTATAACTAAAGAATTATTGAATGAGTTCTTGTATATGCAGAATATAAAAGATTTTGAATCTTTTCAAGAATTTATAACTACATCTAAGTATTGGGCTGATTCGTGGGCAATATCAACATTAGAGCGTATTTTAAATATTAAACTTATTATATTAAATGAATCAGCATATAAGAACGAAGATACCGATGGTGTAATGCAATGTGGTCCAATACATAATACTGAAGTTACACAGTTTGCACCAGATTATTATATAATGACTAGTTACGACGGAAGTCATTACAGAGGTATTTCTTATAAGGATAAGAGTATATTGAAATTTCGCGAAATTCCATACAATATTAAAACCCTGATATTAAATAAATGCTTAGAGCATAATTCTGGAATATACTATCTTATAGAGGATATGTGTAATTATAAAAGTAAACTAGGATTAGATGCTAATTATGGTGAACCAATTAAAGATGAAGATGATTTTTTAAATAAAAACTTATATGACAGTGATACTGTATTTATGTTTCATGCAAAATCATATGCTCTTTCTAATGCAGGTAAAGGACAGGGTGAAATAATTGATGCCAGTAATACTATATATAATCTATTAAATACAAGAAAACCAAATAGTGAATACTATAATTGGCGTAGAAAATTAGATGATAGTTGGGCAGCTCCATTTACAGTTGATGGACATAGGTGGCAGTCAGTTAAACATTATGTGTTAGGTTCTCAGTATAAAAAAAGCTACCCTGATTTTTATCTACAATTTTCATTAGATGAAGAGAGCGAATTGTCGACTAACTTAGAAATGGCAATTCTAGCAACTAGTAAGAGTGGTGAATATAATGATATAAAATTACGACCAGATAATGTTACCGTGGATGCGGATTTTTATTCAAATGTTAAATTTCCTCGCAGTGAAGAGGAACGTCAAAAAGCACTTGAAGCAAAGTTTACCCAAAATTTAGATTTACAAAAAATATTAAAACTTACAGGTAGGGCAAAACTAACACAATTTAATCGACGTAACGGGGCCAAAGTAGATATGTTATTGATGAAAATTCGACATAGTCTAGCATAAATATATGATTTACTATACAATTTTTGTAAAAAATTGATATTTTTTACAATAAGTTATAGAAAGTATAATTTGTTACGACAGAAACTAATACAACATAATGAGTGAACCAGTTTATAATACAGTGGAGGAGGAGTTTATCATTGAACCCCCAACAGAATTTGAACAAATGACGTTGGGTGAGGATGAATGGACTAGTTTGTATATTCCAGTCATTCCTGATAATTTGCTTTTACAAAATCATTATGATAGAGTGCATAAATTTTATCCAAAATATTTGCATGGGTTTATTGAAAAGGTACTTCGAATTGGTAAAATTCGTAGAATTGATTTTGTCGATAGACAGATCCAAAATTCACCAATGCCCGTAAAGGCCGCATTTGTCCATTTTGAGTATTGGTATAACTCAGTACAATCACGTAATCTACGTGAGAAGTTGAATACATTTGGGCAATTTAGACAGAAGGGATATACATATAAGGGGAAAAGATGTAATTTCTTTGTACCACAACCTGACCAGACTAATAAATTCGGGTATTTTGATATTCGTATTAATCATACTCCTATTAGTGAAGTAGAATGTGATAGAAATGTTCATCAACTCTATGCCGAAAATCTAATTTTAGAGAAGGAGTTGGGTAAAGCCAATGCAACTATAGTTGAATTGCAATGCCAGGTGAACAAAATGCAATATCAAATGGATATGATATTTAACCGTCATGAGGAGATTTATAGATCATGCAATGATGACTATACACCAATGACACTAGCTGAATTGGAGTGCAATTAGAAAATATTATTAATAACAATAAAAAATAGAAAAATAAAAAATAAAAAGGGGTGTGTATACCCTTTTTTATTTGAGATTATGCATAAATTAGATATCATATATTGACATACGTAAGGTAGTATTAACTATTTTACGATTTATATTCGATGCAAACCAAATTTGTAATATTTCTAACATATCCATATATTGTTTATTTTTGTATAATTCATTAACTATATTACAATACTGTTCTATGTTCTCCTTTATCTTAGTAGACTTATCAAAATTTATAGTATATCCACTAATAGCTATGCATTGCGTTATGTATTCATTCAAGTTAAATAAAAACATTGATTTGATGATATAATATGATAAAACATGAGTGTTATCTTTGTATTTTTCAGTAATTGATAAATTATATGGGGCGTTGGTAATAAAATCAATATAGGAAATATTATAATAGTTGAGAACCTTTGCACATTGGAACATAGAGAATTTAATTTCAGTATAAACAAGGTCTTCTGTCTTTTTTATCAACGTATATAACCATTTATTATAATTAGAATTCCATTTTGTAGTGTTATGTGTAATATACATTATATTAATAAGTTCTCCCCATGTTTCACAATATGTTTCAAATATTCTTACATCACTATTTGCATTAAATAATTTTAATATCTTAGCATTACTGTTACTATTGTTTACACTAGAAAAATCTAACCCAAAACTATGAAATGTCTCATGTATAAATACTTTAAAATATTCCTCTTCTCTGTAAATATGTAATTCATTATTCTCTTTACATGGATACGTGTAAGCAGTATTTGCGTTAATCTGACTTATGTACTCATTCGAATTATTTGGTAATTTCTTTTTACATTTAGTTAACGACAAACAAATTCTAAGTGTTTGAGAACATTTTTCACTAGCAAATTTAGAACATACAAATAACCATGAATATAGGTGTTTAATAATATCATTTATTTGTGAATCACTATGATTAGTATAACCAATTTGTAAAATAATATTACGATTGTCTATATTAAAATTAACAGTAACAAACTTAGATATTTTAGATAATATTGACTCCTGTATTTCAGTGGGATAGTATGAAATATCATAATTTAATTTGTTATATTTTATAATAGATATGTTATTAGAATTTAATTTCCAGATTTCATACGATTTGGCAATTTGAATAAATATTAATGATAATAATTTCTGTGTATTTTGAGAAAATCTAACAGGGGGAATCCTGTTAAATAAAGTAGAATTATCTTTTATGAATTTTTGTATTTTTCTAGAGTCGGTACTATTTATTTGCATAAGGGACTAATATACTAATATACTATTAGATAATATACCCGTTATATGGAAAATTGATTTATATCAAACATTTATAAATATGGTACAAATAACAATCATAAATAGCCATTTGTAAATATGGGGATTAAAAACTTAAATAGATTTTTAAAAGATAATTGTACTAAAAAAGCTATAAGAAAAATAAAATTAGAACATCTACATGGTAAAGTAATTGCAGTTGACGCTAGTATTTATATGTATAGGTATCAAACAGAAAATGCATTAATTGAACAAATGTACATGTTATTATCTACATTATTATCTAATGGTATAATTCCAGTATTTATATTTGATGGAAAACCACCAGATGATAAATTGGAATTGATAAAAAAACGTAGAATGGAAAAAAAAACAGCTGAATTGAAGTATAATGATATATCGAACAAATTGGAGATTAATAAGGATATAATTACTACCGAAGCAAAAAATGAATTATTAAATGAATTATCTCGATTGAAACAACAATTTGTACGATTACATAGTAATGATATATTACAGGTTAAGACATTATTAACAGCATACGGTGTTATGTATTATGAATCATATAACGAAGCAGATGAAGTATGTGCATATTTGGTAAAATCTGGAAAAGCATGGGGGTGTTTAACTGATGATATGGATATGTTTATATATAATTGCCCAAATGTGATTCGAAACATCAGTTTATTAAACGGAACTGTTTTATTATATGAAACTGAACAAATATTAAAGGAGTTATGTATGACGCATAGTGAATTTAAAGAAATTATGGTATTATCTGGAACAGATTATAATATTAATAATAATTGTAATCTGGATAGTACCATTGAATTATATTCTAAATATAAGGAAAGTATGTGTAGTAATAAAGCAAAGGATATTAGTTTTTATAATTGGTTATTGGAAACAACTAATTATATTAAAGATCATGACGAACTTATACATGTATGTACTATTTTTAATATGAATAGTCTTAATACAGATGAACTAGATAAAATAGAAATTAGTACTAAGAATATAGATCATGACCAATTACAAAATATTATGGTAGAACATGGGTTTATATTCACATCAACGTCGAAATGAAACAACCTTTAAAATCATGTGTACCTGTGTGTGTTAAATTTATAGTAATATCAATCCATATATCATTTTTTTGTTTTGTCCATCTAGTACAAAACATCCAATCTTCTGATAAGTAGTGATTGTCTACTACTCCACAGTCAAACAATGCATATGCATATTTATTTTCTTCTTCTGTTAGATAACTAATATCATCAGTATATTTTGTTTCAGGATATGCATTCGATAATTCTTCTATGACATTTCGTTGTATCATCATAAATCCAGTAGCAATATGTCTTACTTGTGTTAAATTTTTTACAATTTTTACTTCATTTGATATATGATTTACATTGTATTTTAACATTCGCATTTGAATTATATCAGTAGCTGGAGTTTCTGCATCAATAAACTGACTACTTTTTAAAAAATTTTCAATAGGGTTAGGATTAGTATCTGTTGGTACAATTTTATTAAAATTATAAGTTTTTAATGGATATATACCACCAACTAATGACTTTTCTGCTAACAATAATTTAATTATATCAATTGGATCCCATGTAATATCATTATCTATAAACATCATATGTGTCATTTTCTCATCATTCATTGCTTTTGCTACTAGATTATTTCTAGCACGTGATACGAGGCTATCGCCTTTACAAAATAATATATGTAATTCAATATCAAATTTATTAAATAATTCTTTTGTCAAAAGCAAGCAATTTACATAATTCACATAACATAATCCACCAAAACATGGGGTTAGAATATAAACTACGGGTTTGACTTTATTTACATACGTTTTTACAGATTCATTAAAATCGAGTTCACGAACATTAACCCTTTCTGTATTATTATCGTTCATATGATATATTATAATAAGTTTTTTAATTTCTATATCCTTATAGCAAATAATTATAAAATGTAATTATTTGTTAGTTTATTAGTTTTATTATTGAATGTATGATATTATTTTTATTTATTTAAAAAATTTTAATTTAAGCAGTAACATCACCAGCCTTCTGGAAGTGGTGCTTCATGTAACGCTGAAGGTTGAAGTAAGTAAGCTCATCATCCTTTGCTACCTTAAGAAGCTTGGTAAGCTTATTATCAGGGTGGATAATACGACCATTGTCCTTATCCTGAAGCTTATGGGTTTGGATATAAGAATTAATCTCCTTACTCACGTCAGTACGAGCCATCTCTGTGCCAATCTCCTTACCAAGGAAAGCGGCAAGCTCATCACTGATTCTGGTGGGCTTAACAAATCCAGAAGGCTTTCTGTTACCAGAGTTCTTGCGCTTCTTGCTAGCAGCCTTAGCAGCGAGCTTCATCTCCTTGGTCATTGCCTTCTCAACTGTCTTATAGTCAGCCTTCAATGTAGAAAACATAGTTCCGAGTTGTTGGAGCTTTGCGCTGAACTCGGCCATCTTTGTCAAAATGACAGGGGTCTCAACGACAGGCTCAGTAGGAGCAGCTGCAACGGGGGCAGGGGTGGGGGCAATCTCGTTAACAGGAGCAGGTGCTTCGGCCTTGGGAGCCTTGGTCTTCTTTGCCTTAGTGGCAGGTGCAGGAGTAGTAGTAGTCTTAGATGCTCTAACCATTCTGGGTGTATACCATATCTAGTACTAACTGTTTAAGTGTTTTTACTACTATATATATTTATTTAATATAATATTAAATTAACACACCATACTTCAGCGTCCATTTAGAAATATATATTTCAAATGCGTATTATTTAGGATATTTTTCATATTTAGAATGGTATAGATTCATATAACCATGGCATTGCTTCTCGAGCAGGTCGCGATACCACGGTTAATGCAGTTAAAGCATGTAATGCACCTAATTTTCGATGTTCAATGCATATACTACTATGTACTAGATTTTCAAATACTATCACACATATTGTTTTTAATTCAGCAACTGTCAAATCTATATGCCGTATAGACGTATTAAATATACCTTCAAATGGACCATGAAATGGACATATTGTATTTTTTACTGTTAATGATATCTGTGCATGAAAATTCCAAATATCAAATATTGCTCTATATAAACGTGCATATTTCAAATGATCTAATGAATTAAACCAACTAATGTTTGTATAATTACCTAATTGGTCAATTTCCATAAATAATGATTGCACTCGTTCATCCAATGGTTTTTGTCGTAATGCTATTATCTCCTGATATTTTCTATACATTACATCATTGTTTACAGAATTGGGTATAATTGTAGGAATATAGTTATTATAATTACTATTTAGTTGGTCGTTTACACTATTTGTTATACGATTTACTAAATCGCGTTGTCTCGATACTCTTCTATTATTTGGTGATCGTATATGATCTGGTCTGATAACATATTTGTTTTGTATTCTATAATATCGATAGTAATATATAGTCAAATTATGCAAAGATATTATTGATGATTTTTGCTTATTTGTAAATACATATCTATTATATGGATTATACATTTTGTTTGAACTGTGTAATAAATGGATTAAAGATGATATATTAAACCCATATATTTGATCATTATCACCAATATAACTATAAAAATTTTCTGGTTCTATTTCTTCTAGTGGTTCTAATGAACAGGCATCTGTCTTATTTACACATAATTCTCGATTATTTAATGCTGGTCCACGTAGCTTATTCATATGACGTATTATCCAACCACGCATCAATCGTTGAATGTGTATGACATTAAAACGTCGCTTAAATTCTGTTATTATTCGACCCTTTAATACATTTTTATTCCCTGTTACCAATAGTTTATTATCTTTACATACCTGTTTTAATATTTTATGTGGATACTTATCGATATTGAAATTGTCATTAAACGAATCTTCGTATGTAAAAGACGAAACAATTTTTCTATTATAACATCGTTTTTGCTTAGGTTTTGATTCTATATTTTCATTCATATTTGGTATTATATCATTATTTTCTATAAGTTCGTTCAATAATACTGACATTATACTATAATTCTTATATAATGTCTATATAGATTATTATGTATGAATTATATTCACTTAATTTCATAATAAAATATATATAAATATTTGCATAAAATGACAGCATTATCGAGTATAAATAATTAATTATAATACTTAACTATATACATTTTGCATAAAATTGATATAGAAAGATCCCTATAATCTATATCATCTTAATAAGTTAGTCTTATATAATGTCAAAGCCATCTGCACCTATCGTTCTAAACACCGCTGACTGGGATACGTCTAGTATTCGTTACATGCAACCCAAGCTCAATGATCGTGGAGGAAAGTCTATTAATATTATTAGTACACAAACCAATCGTTCATTGCATATTTCAACCCCACTTATGATGACGTGGGGAATTAGTGATTACGTCGATGAGAAGACTGGAGAATCTGATGGTAAGTTTAGTATGTCGTTGGTATTCCCAAATGAAGATTATGCAACTGCTGCTTCTAATACCTTTCTCGATAGGTTGAAGTCGTTTGAGAATCAAATTTTGGATGATGCAGTCAAGTATAGTGATGCATGGTTTGGAGAGGAGCTATCTCGCGAGGTAGTGAAACACAATTTCTTCCCATTCCTTAAGTACAGTAAGGATAAGTTGACGAAGAAGATTGATCCCACTAAGTCACCATCTATTCGTGCTAGAGTACCCAATTATAATGCAAAATGGGGTGTTGAAGTCTACGATACTTCATCTAATCTACTATTCCCATGTGATAACGAAAACATGACTCCTATGGATTTTGTACCTAAGAAGAGTCAGGTTGCTACTGTTTTGCAATGTGGTGGTCTTTGGTTTGGTGGAAAGGGTTGGGGAGTAACCTGGAAGGTAAATCAATGCGTAGTTAAGCCTCAGGAAGTAGTAAGTGTCTTTGGTAAGTGTCACATTCAACTCAGCGCAGATGATATTAAGACCATGAATACTGATACCACCAACGAAAATGAGGACGAAGACGAAAGCCTTCCTGCTAGTAAGCAATCTGTTGATGTAACAGTTGATGATAGTGAAGATGAAGCAGAACTAGAAGAGAAGGAGCCTGAGCCTGAGCCAGAGCCAGCACCAAAGAAGAAGGTGGTTAAGAAGGCTTCTGTAGCAGCAGACGATGACGCACCAGCACCAAAGAAGAAGGTGGTTAAGAAGAAGGTAGTTGCAGCATAAATTCATATAAATAAAAGAAAAAATGTAGAACAATAAAAAGCAAAAAAAGATAATCAATAAATATATGTATATTTGTTATATGTTTTTTATTTGATAATAGATATAGATATTATGATACACTTCATAATATGTATTCCAAAATAAAAAAACTACTAGAAAATGGATACACTCCAAGTTATGTATTTGATATTGGAGCATATCATGGAGATTGGACAACATCAGTTATAGCTATATTTCCTAATGCACATTATATTATGATAGAAGCAATTGACTATAATGAACTGAATAAATATAAGAATTATTCTAATCTTACTGTTATAAATGAAATACTTAATCATACAAATGAAACAGTATCATGGTTTGAAATGCGTAATACAGGAGACTCTATGTTTAAAGAAAAAACTATATGGGGGTCTAAGTCGATAGAATTACAGCGTGATGCTATAACACTGGACTATTGTTTGGAAAAGTATAATATTGATGTTAATAAATTAAAAAATGTATTTATTAAAATAGACTGTCAAGGTGCAGAATTATCAATATTGAAAGGTTCTCAATCAATATTACATATTGTTGATTTTATTTTATTAGAACTGCCACTATTCGGTGAATATAACGAAAATGTACCATCATTTTTAGAGCATATTCAGTATATGGACTCTATTGGATTTATACCATATGATATTATTGATAATCATTATATTAATAACTTCAATATGCAGATAGATATGTTATTTATTAATAAGACACATCCTTTTAATAATAGTATTAATGATAATCTGTTAAAAAAATATACAGAAAATAATTAGTAACTGTTTGTTGATATTACTCTTATGAAGAATATCAACATATTAACCGATGAAGATTTAAATGCAAATATTAAAATGAATATATATATCAGATTTTTTTTTAATATTATATATGTCTTTGGTATTTATTTGACTTATACCACCATTCGCAATAATTATTAGTTGAGTCTTTTCTATTTTTAATGTATTAACAGTCACAGGTATGTTTAATTTATCACATTCAATATATATTGTATCCTTATCCCAAATATCTTTTATGTTGTATTCAGCATGAATATGTATATTATTTTTATCATCAATTTCCATATTAGATGGTAATGTTGGAATACAATTTACATATAGGTCATTACCAGATGCATCATAAACTAATAGATGATGCCATAATGGAATTATATAAGATTCATCATTTAATGTTAAATTATATAAATTATTTTCATATAAATCATGTAATGATGGGTTTAATATTATACATTCATCTTTTTCATTTTTATTGATAATAATATCTTCAATCTTTGCAATTAATGTTGTTGTTATATGAAAGGCGTCTTTATAATTTGTCAATATAATTTTAGTGCGAATTAATGTGTCTTTATCTAAATTTTCCAGATATTCTATTGCTTTATCCTCACATATTGTAGTGATGCGTTGTATAATGCTATATAGTATAGAGTTTTCTTTTTCTAGTATTTTTTGGAGGAATTTGATAAATATATTTTTATAATTGTTTAAGTTCATATTTTCATCCATGAATGATTCGTCGTCCGTGCTTATATAACCATCGTACTTCATTAAATATTCATATGATTCATTTACTTCCATAAATTTTTTGGGTGCATCTATATTGCGATTTTTATCAGGATGGTATGTCAATGCTTTTATGCGATATTGACGTTTTATTATATCTTTGTCTATTTTGTCACTGGTATACTCTATATCTAAATATTTACATGCTAATTTTCTATTCATCTAGATTATATATCTTATTTATTATATAGAATAGCATACTCTCTAAGTGATATATCGGTCGATAATTATTATTGTAGTATTTTAAAAAAGTATAAGTTTTTTCTGTTATAAGTGATATATCTACAGCATTTAATGAACCATTTGATATAAAATATGATAAAATATACCATATACAATCTATTACGTCCAAATTATACGTCAACATGTTATAAAGACTTTCTCGTAGTTCGATAAAACTATCAGGTTTTATATTACATATATCCTCTATTATTTTATCGCATACTATATTAAAAATATCTTCGGGAAAGTTTATTGTATTATCGCTGGATTCCTGGGAATTTAATAAATCAAAATATTTTAAGTCTTTTAAATTCAAAATATTTGATTCATCTATACTAGATAATATTTCATCGTTATTTGGAATAAACACCTTATTTCTATTATAATTAATTCGAGTATTAAAATGTTCTATATTTAATTCCATGTTATCATTATTACATTCATGGTTATTGTTTAATAATCTTTTATATTCTTCAGGCTTTGGTCTTCCTATATTTATCATATGACAACTATTTATAATTGAATATGGCAAAAAGCTAACATGATCCGTAGATATAATAAATTTAATATGAATATTTGTATTTGAATGATTATAATGTTGCATATAACTATAGAATATATCGATTAACTCTGTATGTATTTGATGAAAATTTTTACATAATATTATTCCTATTTTTTCTGGTTTTACTGATACTATGTCTATTATTTGAAAAAATATTTCATGCCATAATGTTTTTGAATTACATCCTAATAATGACATATCAATTTCATAATGGATATCACTTATTTTGTAATTATATTGTTGCTTATCGGTTGTTGCAGTTATTCGTTTTTCATATTTTAAATTAGATTTACTATATCTCTTAATAAGTGATAAAATTTGCGAGTATTTACCAACACCAGACGGTCCATGTATAATTATGTTCTCAAAATCATATACATTTTGAGGGAATTTTGAAAATGTATTAACTAATTCAGGATGTATATTATGTTTTTCTACAGATAAAATGTGTTCTTCAAATGTGCTTTCGTAATGTTTCATTTATTAGAATAGAATATATAATTTATTACTTCTATACGCATTATATAAATAATTACAAAAATAGTGATGTAATTATTTATTCTATATTGTTTTCTGTTTGTTGCATATTACGTATTGTATTCACACTACCAAATGAAATTATTGCATTATAAAGAGAATATCCTCCATGAAAGACCAATAATATACTCAATAATATTAAAAATACGGTTTTATAATCAGAATATTTATAAAATAAAAAAAACTGTGTTATTATTGGTATAATCATTAATAAATAATATGAATAGAGAATATTATATTCCGCATATAATCCATATTTACCTGTATATTCTGGTGGTTTTTTACCATGTTCATTTTTATATTGTCTATTATATTCACTATAACTACCGAATACTACCAGTTTACTAACTATGTAAATCATTGATGATAATATGATAGCATATAACGTTACTAGTTGAATTGTATCCATATCGACAGTAATTACCTTATATAAAAAGATTGACCGTATTATTAAATATATACACGGTAGTAATATTACCCACCAATTTACTGAAATATCATGTGAAAAGAATGGAAATAGTATATTCATATATACTAAATAAAGTATAGCTGTTATTGCACCGTATTTTACTATAAAATTCATAATTTTTCTTATGCCCTTTGTAAATGTATAATTATTATCTATATAACGGTTAAGCCAAATATAACTACTTAACAAAAATAATATTGGACTTGCTAATGATAATGGGATTATAAAAACAAATATAAAAATTGCTAATTTGGGAAAATACGTTAGAATTTTATCAATCAATAATATTGTTGCATTATCACTTTCTTTTTTTAAGAATAGTTCTATAAACTCGCATATATTCTTTATTAGTTCTATTAGTGTATTTACACCGAAGAAATCTATTTTAAAAATATCAGTTAGTTTTTCTAAAATATTAGTTAGGTTTTTTTGTGACATACTATTTTAATTATCTTATTTTATTATGAGAAGTTTTTTACATTGAAATTTTGTATGTCGTACATAACCATTCTACTAATGTTTCTATTGTACAATTTAAATAACCGTGTGGACATTTCTTTATGTTTAAAAATTTGGGTTTTTTCATATCTGGTTTCTTATAGTATACATATGGACCATATTGACCTCTTCTAATATCCATATATTCGTTTAGTACTCGCAATACCTGCTTTTCTTTAACTGGTTCTAAATATTTTTGAACGTCTTCAAATGATATTTCGTCAACTGATTTATTTAAATTCTTAATACTAATTCGATTATCTCCATATTCTAAGTACAAACCATAACGACCGTTTTTAATATATAAATCAATATCACAATGTTTACCTATACATTTTGATGTATTTTCTATTAATTCATTTATAGAATATTGTTTATTTCTTAATTTGTCTAAATCTATTTTTTCTTTGGCCATTAAATAAGTCTTTGTACCATCTACTTCTGTATGAATTATACGTGGACCATCCTTACCAAATATATATACATTATCTTCATCTATTTCATATGTTTGCTTGGGTATTGCAGTTAGGGTTTTTATCTGTTTATCTATATCTATTACACTATTTCTACATATTACTGTCCAATCTGTCAATTCTCCACATGATACCTTATCTAATTCATATTCCATATTTTTTGTATACTCATATGAGAACATATTCTCGAAATATCCTAATAAAAATTCTATTGTTAATATACCGACTGGTTCTATCACTAATTTTTTCTTTTCTCCACCAAATTCCTTTTCTATATCCGTAATTGTTATTTGATCACCTATTAATTCATATTCTTTACATTGTATCTTTTTACCTTCTATATCAGTTATCTTTACATATCCTCTTTCCAATATTGTATCTACTATTGTTGCAAACGTAGATGGTCTTCCTATTCCTAATTCTTCTAGTTTATTTATTAAACTTGCCTCTGTATAATGACGTTTTTTATTTATTATATGTGTTTCACTTTTAATTGTGTTGTATGATACTGGATTTCCTTTATTTGCAATATTAATCAAATTCATTCGTAATGCTGTCAGTTCATTTTCAGTGTTTGTAGGTTCTCCTTCTCCCAATTTTTTCCATCCTAAAAAAGATGGTATCTCTATTGTATGTACATATTCATTATCTAAAGGTGCTGTTATTTTTATATGTGATACATTATATATTGCTGACGACATACAACTTTCGATCGAATTATTCCAAATTAATTTATACATTGTGTTCATTCTACGATCTTCGCAATTTCCTAGATTACTTAAACTTATTTGAGTAACACGAATAGCTTCATGGGGATTATTTATATCCGTGTTCTCTAATTTTTCTATATTTCCTATATATTTTTTATTGTTGAATCGATTTTCGATATATTTACTTACTCCTTCAATATATGATTTTGAATAACTTGTACTTTCTGTTCGCATATATGTAATAAATCCTCCCTGATATAATTTTTGACATATATTCATCGTATCTTTTGGAGACATATGGAGAACATTACTTGCTACTTGTAATAATCGTGATGTATGAAATGGTTTTGGTGGCTCTCTTACTGACTTTTTATAATCTCCTACGGATAGTATATGTTTAAAACCTTTGGATAATTCGAGAAATTGGAGAACCATATCCGGTGACTCTAAGTGTTGGGTTAAATTGAACAACAATTTGTTGGGAAAAAATGATGCATTTATTTTATTGAATTCTTTTATATTTTCTGTTTTTTCTATATGATTTTCGTATATTAATCTCAATGCTGGACTTTGACATCTTCCTGCTGATAATGAATTTTCATTGTTATAGTATAAATATTTCCATAATAATGGGGATATCTTATAACCGACCAATATATCGAGAACCTGACGAGCATGTTGCGCGTGTACTAGATTCATATTCACGATTGTTGGGTTTTTTATACATGATTGAATTGCATCTTTGGTTACTTCATGAAACAATACTCGTTTTGTAGTCTTCAATGGTAAATCAAACTGCATACATATATGCCATGCAATGGCTTCACCTTCTCTATCATCATCTGTTGCTATGTAGATGTTGGATGAAGAGAACCCCGAAATTATTTTTTTCATTTGCTCTACGTGTTCTTTCTTTTCGTCGATTAGTGAGAACTTAGGTTGAAACGTATTATTAGTATCTATCGATTTTAAACCATCTATTGTACGGAAATGACCTTTTGATGCTATACAACTATAATCTCCTCCTAGGAAATGTTCTATTTTTGCACACTTCGATGGCGATTCTACTATAAAAAGGTACTTAGCATCGGCCAGGTTTGACGAAACTATTTTAGATGCATTTTTACTTTTTGTATATTTTCTTGAAACCTTTGGTGGCATATTGAGAACCTATATTTATTATATCATATCATGAAGAGTTTAATAGGTTTTATTCTATTATTTCTATTATTATAATTATTTTTATCATTATAGATTATAATACATATGGATATATTTGGATTTTTTAAAAATAAGCGTGGCAGAGATGGTGATAATCCTGAAACCTCGAACAAAAAATTACCAGATGAGAACAGTATAGAATTTTCGAGAATGTTATCGAACATACGTGATGATGGTTCTAATGCACAAACGCTTATAAGTAATTTTTTTAAGGAAAGAAATCAAGACCCTTTAATTTATATTGGTATTCCTCTTCATAATATATATGATATAGAATATGTATCTACAAACATCGCAAATTTTATTAAAAGTTATTCTAGGACGCCAACATTAACTGATACAATTAGACCACAAATAATGGTAACGAGCGCACATGGTGTATACAAAACTGTAGCACCTGAACATATGTATGCAATTGACGTATTGAAACAAAAAAGAAAGGATGATAGTACATTTGATGAGGAAACGTATAAAAATAATGTTGAAGAATATGCTTTGGATATAGAGATGGAGAAATGGTTAAAATCACCTAATCAAATTAATCGTCAAAGTAATATTAATGAACGCGAAATAGATGACATTAAAGGGTACATTCATGAGTATATAAACAGTGTTTATCCTGATTGTAGAGAAAAATTTGAAACCATGTATGAAAATTTGTTCGAAATAGAAGAACCATCACCATCTCAGTTATCTGCAAACATACGTCTGGAAGATGATACATTTGATAATAGCAGTATAGGTGAGAGATTAATATTGAAGATAATGGAAGCTAATAAATTATCTAGAGATGAAGCATCCGTAATTGCTGAAAGATATGACAAGGTTATCGCGGAAACAACATATGTAAGACAAGTAGGAAATATATGTGGAGTAATGTTGGAAGGAGATGATATTGGTAATGATATAGATTTAAACAATATAAAGAATCTTTCTACACGAAGGCAAGAACAAATAGTTATAGATACGGTTCTAAAACAAATTGTCGCAAATAGAGTACCAGATACAGTTGTAAATTTGCATTTGGTAACATTTTTTATAAGACGCGTATTAAGATTCATGTTTAATATGGATTATACAACAACCAACTCAAAAGATCCTTGGGAAAAAACTATAAAAAAACTTGCAACAACGGATACATCATGGCGTAGTTATCGAGTACATAAAGGGGATACTGCAAATAAATATAAATTTATTCCTAATCCAAATGAAGACAAAAAACTTTATCCTAATTATGGTTTACTTATAATAAATGGAATAGATGACATTATTAATTTGATGGATAAGGAAACATATGAAGAATATGATGAAGCTTTGAAAAATGGTACATATGGTGATCCAACATATATTCGTATTAGACTTACTCGTATTGCATTGTATAAATTATATACAACACAAGAGTTAGATACAGTAGATTGTATAATTATAAATGATGTTATAAATCCAGGACAAATGCTACGACTGTTTGATTCATCATGTCAGCATTCGGTACAAACTAATAAATTACGTACCCGATCAGGAAAACATCTAGATATAGATTTATTGAATTCTGATTTTCCAGAAGGTGATTCTCAAGATCGACTATCTCTATATGAACGACCATCTCTATATGATGGGGGGAAAAAACAAACCAGAAAAAAGAGCAATAGAAAAATAAATTCAAAACGAAAGAAAAGTAAAAACACTAAACGAAAAACAAAAAGAAATAAACGAGACACTAAGAAAAATAAAAAAATAATTATTGGGG